CCATCATCGCAGCGGCATTTGCAGCACTGTGGGGCTGCCTGCTGTGGGTCACCCTCTAGCTCACTGCAGCAGCACGTGGGATCTAGAGAGAAACCCTAATTAGATAAGGGTCTTTGATTTTGGTTGACATTTTGGCAGAATGGTGCTATAATATTAACATGAACTTAGAAAAGCCTAATCGTAAAAAGCGCACAGATCGTACACATATTATATACGAGCTACGTGTTAACGGTGCTAGCTACATTGGCGTCACAGCCAAAACAGAGAGTACTATTAATAAGAGTGTACTTGCTAGGGCAGCCAAGCATTACTACAGAGCCCAAAAGGAAGCTAAGGATTGGGCATTATGCAATGCTCTACGTTCGCTCGCGAGCAAGGCGGACATCGAAGTACTTGTACATGAAACACTGCGCGGCAAGGCAGATGCTCACAAGCGCGAGCGTGAGCTTATTAAGTTACTGAACCCTGAATTAAACACAGACAAGAGAGGAATGTAATGGGTACACCCTTATATATGGACTTGGCGGATGCATGCGTGTTGGTCACAGAGTACGCACAGACACACACGGGCGGGGACGTACTAGCAGGGCTCAAGGAAATGGAAGCCAGCTGGGATGATCTTGACAAAGAAGACAGAGTAGCGTATACTATGTTTATGGATGCGGGCCGTAAGATGTTCGCACCCAAAGAGCAGTAACGTGGCGGGGGCCAACGAGAGAGCCCCCACTAATTCAACAAGCAAGGAGCGAGCTATGCAGCGATATTACGACACACTGTTAGAAGAACAACGTGGGCCCTTTACAGTCATTGTAGAGAAGACCTGGGAAGATCTACACCCTAACGATTGCTTTGACGAGAGTGTCACAGACATCAAGGACATATGCGCAAAGATCGATCAGGGCAGCCTAGATTGGTTCATGCTGCGTGTACGTGTCTTGTTCGAGGGTCATGAGCTAGCTGCAGAACACGTGGGGGGCTTCCTCTACGAAGATGCACGTGAAGTTTTACGTGATGGCACAGCAGAAGACCTGATCAGCTGCGCAACTGAGCAGGCCAAGGAAGCAGCAGCACAGCTATTCCACAAACTACAGCGTCTAGATGAGGTCATGGGATGAAAGACTACGCGATGTTTAGCCCACGTGGCAACGAACTGGTCCACGGAGTAGTTCAAGCAGCACAGCGTGAGGGCTGGGATTGGGACAAGACACAGCGGCACTTGCAGCTACTCACCCGGGCCCACCCTAGGTCAGCTGCAGAGGCCATGGACACAGCAGTACGGGAAGAGGTCTGGGCAGCCCTAAACAGGGGTTGACATTTCCGCCAAAAGATGTTATACTAGCACTTACACTAACAACATAGGAGCGAACTATGGCTTACGAAGACCAAAGACGTATAAAACTTACCCTAGCCTGTGCCCTGGCCCTGCTAGTGGCTTTGATAATTCTTTAAGGAGCGAAACTTATGGGTACAAGAAGCAGAGTAGGCATCATGCACGGTGACGTGCTCAAGAGCGTATACTGTCACTATGACGGTTACTTGAGCTGCACAGGGCAGATCCTCCAAGAGCACTACGATTCAGTGAAGACCAATCGGCTGGTGCGTCGTGGGGACAACAGCGGCATCCACGAAGAAATTGAAGATATGAACTTCTATAATGAGCACGACGAAGACAAAGAACTTGCTTGGCAAGTAGCACACAGCCTAGAAGAATACATAGAGCAGACTCACAACTGTGGGGGTGAGTACTATTACGTGATGAAGGACGGTGTTTGGTATGCGGGCTGTGTTTACCATACCACGGGCTTGATTAAAGAACAGCTGGTACCCCTCGTGGATGCGCTAGCGGACATACTGATTGAAGAGGCACTGGCAGACGACAATTAACCCTAGTGAACGTAGGGTTATTACTAGGGGTTGACAGAACCCACATTTGGTGCTATACTAGAGGTATTGTTAATTAAGGAGGAGCGAAGATATGCCAGCAATTGTAGAGATTACAGAGGGTACTTACAAAATTCGTGGAGCAGACACTAGTATGAGTGGGTTCCGTTTTGAGCTCGTAGAGGGTTTCAAAGAGGGTGCCACTGGGGGTTATGTTACTGTTGCAGGTGGCACAGTACAGCCCAAGAACTCGGGCATCCCTGATCGCAACATCAAGATTAAATGCGAGGGCGCACAGAGCTATATGATTGTCTCGGGTGCAGTGCCAGCAACAGCAGTAGGAGACAAGAGTTTGGAACAGATCAAGGTGTCAGATGCAGTTGTTGCCAGCGAGACAGACGAAGAGATCGTAGAACGCTTACGCTCACGCTTTCAGGTCTTGCAGGACATGACACGAGCAGTCAAAGAAGGCAATGTGCGTGCTATGATTGTAACTGGCCCTCCGGGTGTGGGCAAATCGTTTGGTGTCGATGAGGTGCTGAGCAAGGACGACTTGTTCAATGCATTGGGTCAGCGTAAGCCACGCTATGAGATCGTCAAGGGTGCTATGAGTGCCATTGGACTCTACTCTAAGCTCTATGAGTACTCAGACAAGGGCAATGTTATCGTGTTCGATGACTGTGACAGTGTATTGTTAGATGACTTGAGCTTGAACATCCTTAAGGCAGCACTAGACAGCTCGAAGAAGCGTACTATCTCGTGGAACACGGACAGCCGTATACTGCGTAGCGAAGGCATTCCAGATAAGTTTGAGTTTAAGGCAGGTGCTATCTTTATCACCAACATCAAGTTTGAGAATGTCAGATCTAAGAAGTTGCAGGATCACTTGGCAGCCTTAGAGAGCCGCTGTCACTATATCGATTTGCAAATGGACACAGATCGCGAGAAATGCCTGCGTATCAAGCAGATCGTCACAGACGGCATGTTGGACTCATATGAGTTTGAAGATGTTCAGCGTGATGAAGTTGTGGAGTTCGTAATGGAGAATCGTGCAAAGATGCGTGAGTTGAGCTTGCGTACTGTACTGAAGATCGCAGACTTGCGCAAGAGCTTTACCACTAACTGGAAGGCCATGGCTGAGGTAACTGTTATGAAGAGAGGTGTGTAATGGGTGCCTGTACATACCTAGGGCCCGAGTACGACAGCCTTACTTGGGACTATCATAACAACCCTACACCCTATTGCGGGTGCCAGACTCTAGAGGGTAAGAGCTACTGTTCAGATCACTACTACGTGGTCTACAAGAAGGGCAGTAGTAACCTAAAGAACAATACTCGAGCTATCGAGAAAGAAATTGCGGACATCGAACTCAAACGATTGATCGCACAGCAGGAAGCAGATGAAGGAGAACTTGCTAATGTTTAAGAATACATTCATTGTATTGGTAGTAGCAGCACTGTTGATCGTGCTGGTAGTAGCAGGACCCTTATTGGTCTTATGGTCGTGGAACACTCTGTTTGGGGCTCTGTATGCTATCCCCTACACAATTTGGACGTGGTTGGCCGTGTTGATCATTGGGGTATTCATCCGTGGCAACGTGAAGATTGCCAAAAAAGACTAAAACGGTAAGGTTGATGTTGACCATACAGCGAGATTGTTGTAAACTAGTAACACGCTGAAGAACAGATTATCAGCTCTTTTTAACTAATAGGAAACATAACATGAAACGTATTAACAAAGATACAAAAACTTTTAAGATTTTCAACGCATTGTACAACGGTGCTAAGTTGACTTCAAGCCAAGCTGAAAAGCGTTTTGGCGTAAAGAACTTGAGCGCAGAAGTAAGCCGCATCAAGCAGAACGGCTATGCAGTGTACACTCGTACACGGGTAGCTGGTAACGGTGTGACTGTTCGTGAATACGAAATGGGTCAACCAAGCCGTGAGATCGTAGCCTTAGGTTACAAAGCCAAAGCATTAGGCATCACTCTTTAATAGCAGTTTCAAACCTATACCGATTCGCTCCCGGGGCGGGTTTGAGGAAGGTCACTTCGGTGGCCTTTCTTTTTGACCCTAGTGTTGCGAAAAAGCCACAGCCCCCGGCACTCCCGTGGTTGACAGATTGGATAAATGATAGTATACTAGCCGTATAGTAAGAACTTAGGAGCGAGTATGTTTACAGCAGATCATGTGTGGGGCCTAGCAGTTGCAGCTGATCGTATCAACGGGGGCTATGTCAAAGCTGATGTCTACGCAGAGAACCTTGATGTGGTTCAGAAGCAGGCCAACAAGACCATGGTCAAGGGCTGGCTGCGTAACAATCAAAACCCCGCAACAGCAGCAGACGTTGAACGTGGCCGTGAGGTACGCAACTATTTTAAAGGTTACTTGCTCAAACAGATCTCGGGCAAGATCAACGACTTTGAATCCACAGCACTGGGCATCGCACAGCTGGATGAGTTCCATAACAAGCAGATGCTGGAATTTGCTGTGGTATCATGCTTGCCATCAGTGATGCTGCGTGATCAAAGCCGCAAGGAGCT